ACACATTCAGGTTTATGGTATGAAAAATTCTTACGAATTAAACGCATATATCCAATAAGAAATGAAACTTACAGAGTGCATAATTGTATCTAAGGAAATTAAAGATAAGTTTATATTAGCTAAAAATAGAGATAGAGCTTATAACCCTTCTTTAGAAATTGTACACACTATCATCGATGGTATTGAAATTGCATATCTACATGATTTAACAACTGATTGGAGTGAGGGGTTAAATGAAAATGGTATTGGTGTTGTAAACTCCGCACTTTTAGTTGGACATGATGAAGCTGAACATAAGATTGTAAAGAAAGGTGGTAAACCTGGACCTGATGGTGATAAGATGAGAAACATCATCAAACAACCTACTCTAATGAAAGCCGTTAGAGCAACATTGGAATATAAAGGTAAGAGTGGATTGGCATTGAAAGGTCACACATTCGTATCATCCCCAAAACATATGGTTAGTATTGAAACTACATCAAAGCATAAGCCTGATGTTAAACTTCAAAACTCCGAATCGCCTGTTGTTCGTACAAATCACGGACACATGTTCACCGATGCTGGATATACACATGGTGAAAAATACTTATCATCAAAATTAAGAAAAATATCAGCTGAAAAATCAGTTGATAAAGTAGAAGATTGGAAAGGAATAGCACAGGCTATGAGAAAAGAATACTTTCCTAAAAAGCCTATGTTAAATATGAAAAGAGATACCAAAGAGATGTCTACTTCTTCACAAACGGTAATGAATCTGACAGACCGTATATTGCAAATTACTTATTTTAAGAACAAAGTAAACGAATTCAAAGGTATTAATAGACAACTACCCGATGGATACCAACCTAAGATTACAATTGAGGTAATCGCAGTTTAATTTCAACATTTTAATAGAATCATATTTATATACATACAAAATGTAAATATATTAATATGTCAACAGAATTCGAATTATTTAAAGGAAAGAATTTAAGCTCTCTTTTCGAAGATATTTATAATAATCAAACTTCAAAAAAAGCAAAGATAAGTAGTTTAATCGAAGAACTTAAAAAGATGATTAAGCATGCTGGTGATGTGGCAAGTGTAGGTCCTATCCTATCTTCACTAATTGATAGTTCTGTAAAGAACGATGACCAATTAGTTAAACTTGCAACAATTGCAACTAAAATTATTGCATCTGAAAAGAAAAGTGAAGGACAAGATGGATTCCTAACCGAATTTGAAAAAAATCAATTACTCAAAGAGTTGGAAGAAACAAAACAAGAAGTAGAGAGAGTGGATGATTTGGAATTCGAATTAGAAGATTTAAAAAAGAAAATGAAATAATATGAGTTTTGATAATTCACAAAGTGCTGTAACTTCGGTACAAACTCCTGGAGCCAAACAACCAATGGGGTTTGGGATTGTATATTCCGTTATTTTAGATGAAAATCATCCCTACTTAAAAACAAGTGTTGGTGAGAGACAGATAGAAAAGCAAGGAGAGGCAGCTTATATGGGCGCTATACAATACAGAATCACAGGCCAACCAAGTACCGATGATGCATCGCTACCTGTAGCTTTTCCTTATGATAAAAATTTTAAAACAATACCATTAGTAAACGAATCCGTTGAAATACTTCAAAACAATGGTGTATCATATTATAGAAGAATTGGTTTGGAAAAAACACCAAACATAGATAGTAAAAAAACACTAATATCCGAAACATTCCCACCAGAACAACAAGCTGATGATGTAAAGAAAAATTATAAAACTGTTCAAGAAACAGGAACCACAATGAGTAATGTCAATGAGGCATCTAAGTATGATAAATTTGGTGAATATTTTCAAGAAGAACCGGGAGTACATAAATTAAAATTATATGAAGGAGATAGTTTGATAGAAACTAGATTTGGACAATCTCTTAGATTTTCTGGATTTAATAATTCTGAAAAAGTATTTTCACCAACAATTATATTCAGAAATAATGAAAATGCAGAATCTAAAAAGAAATTAATAAAACTACCAACTGAAGAAGATATAAATAGAGATGGTAGTATAATTGTTTTAGGTTCTAATCAATATCAATTACCATTCTTACCGGGAACAGTTGATGATAAAGGTTCATCTGATTTTGAAACAAAACCAAATACATTTAAAGGGTATCCATCGAAATTAATAGGAGACCAAATTTTAATAAATTCTGGTAGAGTTATAATTTCCGCAAAAAATGCAGAAATGATATTTTACTCAAAAAAGAATTACGGATTTATTTCAGATGGTGCAATGTCAATTGATAATAAATTGGGTATTGATGTAACTGTTGGTGATAATATAAACGTAACGGCAGCTGATAGAGATATAAATTTTAATACATCAAATGGTAAGATAAATTTAGGTAACACAAAATTAGAACCATTAGTGAAGGGTGATAGTTGGGTTTCTTTGATGGAAGAATTGATAGATGCAATAGTGGCACAACAATATCTAACACCATCAGGACCATCAGCAACTGGACCTGTAAATAAACCAACATTTAATACAATAAAATCGAAGTTAAAATCGGTACTAAGTGAATTAAATAAAACATCTTAAAAATGTCTTGGGATATATTCAAACAAAATATATTAAACGTTGTAACAAACCCAGAATCTATAAATTCAACGGATAGTGTTGCCGAACTATATGCAAAGGAGTATGATGCGGCCGTAAAAAGAGGTAGTGATAATCTATTTCAATCTAAAGTTAAAGTTGGTAACGTTGATAGTTTAAAATTATTCATTAAATCAGCATTAGATACCGGTGTATCTCAAAAAGAACCATACGATTTAGTTGGTGAAATGGGAAAGGGTGTTTTAGCATATTGGGCTGGGGCTCAATTAGACCCAACATCAGTACCATCACCACCAACAACGCCACCTGCTACTGGAGCAGTTCAAAATTTACAAATAGTATCCATTGTTTGTACTAATAGTGGTCAATGGCAACAACCAACTTTAGGTGCCGGTAGTGAACCTGATTTAAGAGAGGGTGAAACTGAAAACGATGATATGCCTGATACTGAATTTGGAGAAGCTGAAGAAATATTAGGAGAGATACCAGAAGATGAGGAGGCGGATGAACCTCAAGAATTAGTAGAAGAAGAAGCATCATTTTTCAATAAACAACCTGAAGAAGTGGAAATTAGTGGAGTAGACCCGGTAGGTGACCCACAAGTACTACCACCACAACCAGCACCAATTCCCATCGATACATCAACCCCGCCAGAGTTACAAACACCTCGAACAGACCCAAATAACGCTCCTATTTCTGAAATTAAAGGTGCAAGAATAACTACAAATGTGGGTGCAACTGCACCACCACCTCCTCCTGGTTTGGCTAGTTTCGGAAATGGTAAAATACCAAAGGATAGACTTGGAAGTATTGATGCATCTTATGGTGGTGGTATATTACACATCGAAGCTGCCAAAATGTACAATAAACTGATAGCACAAGCCAAAAGAGAAGGAGTTAAATGGAGAGTATCATCTACATACAGAGATTATGCTGGACAAGTAGCATGTTTTGAGAAATACGGCTCGGGTAGTGCAGCTAAACCAGGGTTTTCTCCACATGGGTGGGGATTATCTTTGGATTTTGGAGAAATTGCTGGTATGCAACAGGCACGTGCAAAATCATTAGGAGTGGGTAGAGCAACACCAGGACCTGCTAGATATACAAGAGAAAACTCTAGACTATATCAATGGTTGGCAGTAAACGGACCCAAATATGGTTGGTATAATCCATATAGATTGGGAGATGGGACAGGAATGGATGAAGCTTGGCATTGGGAATATTGGGGATTTTATACATTGACACTTCAACAAAGACAGGCATAATATGGGAGCTATACAACCAACTAAAAATCATAAATTAATAATTGATGAGTTCATCAGTTACGCTCAGCAACATTTGAGTACTGTTAGTGGTATTGTAAATACTATATCTACATATCCCCCACTAAATACACCTGGCCCCGGTATAGTTAATTGGTCTGGTTATAGTGTACAAAAAGGTTTGGATGATTTAAATGAAGATGAAAGGGAGGCGGATGCTATTCAACAGGATATTGAAGAAGAATATCCAGCAAATCAAGCTATATATGAAGCTGAATTCGCTACAGAAGATGAAGCTATGGAAAATAATAGTAATATAAGCCAAGAGGAAGCCTTTTTTAGTGTAAAGCAATATAATAGTGAAGTTGGTAGAGTAGATGAAGTGACAGATGCTCAAGTACTCACCGATACCGCACCACCGGTGGCTTTCACAGGTTCATTTAATCCACCCGAATTGGATTCACCACAAGGAAATCAGATAAATCAAGGAGGTTCATTACCAGTTGCTAGAGGTGATTTGGCATTATTTAAATTATGTGGAAATGGTATATGGCCAGCTTTGGGTACTGCACCAAATTTTGAAGTAAATAGGGTTGAATCTGGAAAGTGTAATAGATATTGGTATAAAGTAAATAAAGAATATATGGTAAAAAATTGTACCGAAATAATGTTTCCTACCGCAAAAGGTGATAAAAAGATTTTAGTACATAAAAATTTGGCAGCAATAGTAAAACCCGCTATTGCAGCAATAAAAGCACAAGGGTTGCAGAAATATATAGAAAATTGTGGTGGAGGGCTTGCAGTTAGAAATGTTACTTGTGGTGCAAGATTATCAAACCATAGTTGGGGAACTGCCATAGATATGAATACTATAAAATATGGATATGGTACTAGTTTTAAATCCGATGGTATTTATGAAGGTAAAACAAAAGTACGAGATTTGAATGAATTTGATAGAGGATTTTTAAGAGTAGCATCCATATTTAGAGCACAAGGAATGACTTGGTTAAGTACTAATGACCCAATGCACGTATCGATATATGAATAGACTGTAAAAATAGTAGAATCAATAAATCTATGTAATTCCCAAAAATAACAATTCAAATATTTATAAACATAACAAATAAGGAAGTATGAATACAGACAAATTATTAAAAGCCATACAAATCCTAATTAAAGAGGAATTGAAAGAACAATTACCTGCATTAATTAAGGAAACTGTTAAGGCTGAGATGAAAAAACTGATAGCAGAGGGTAAACAACCTGCTAAACCAAAAAATACTGGATTATCTATGGCTAAGGCTATGATGGAGGATGAAACTTTGGTAGAATCAATAGAATCGAAAGTGGTATCACAAAAACAATTCAGTAAAAACCCAATGATTAACCAAATTCTAAATGAAACCGCAATGGCACCTACAACTGGTGATGGCGGATTCAGAACTATGAATTTTGGACAAGGTGATATGGGTTCAATTGTAGGTAGAACTGCTATTGCAGAAAAAATGGGTTATGGTGATTTAGCAAGAGGACCTCAACCAAGTGGATTGGGTGTAAATACTGGAGTACCTGAATTGGATAAGGCTTTGAATAGAGATTACTCTGAACTTGTAAAAAGATTTAATAAGAAGTAATGGCAATTGTATTAGGACAAAAGTTAGTACAAGATACGAAAAAATTTGATGATTTTGCGATAGGTATAACTTTGCCAATTCGAATTGGTAACACTGCTTTTAATCAAAGTTTCAAAACAGAAGAGCAGGCTAGTTCTAATATAAAAAATTTATTATTAACAAAAAAAGGTGAAAGAATAATGCAACCTAATTTTGGTAGTGGCCTACAAGAATTATTATTTGAATTTAATGATGATTCATTAGCTGAAAAAATAGAAGATACTGTAACATCAGCAATGGAAAATTGGTTACCATATATAAGCGTTGACCAAATCGATGTAGTTGCAAGTGATTTAGATAAAGATAATAACATTGTAAATGTATCAATTAAATTTAGAGTTTTAGGAAATCCAGAATTAAATACAGTCACCTTTAATGTAGGTGCATAATATAATAGAATATGTCAGTAACAATTACAAATAGAAATTTTAAAAATAAAGGAAAAGATGTAAAATATCTTAATAAAGATTTTGCTTCATTTAGAAACAATCTAATTGAATTTGCAAAAACTTATTTCCCAAAAACATATTCGGATTTTAACGAATCATCTCCTGGTATGATGTTTATCGAAATGGCATCTTATATAGGAGATTCATTATCATATTATATTGATGATACATTAAAAGAGTCATTAATGACTTATGCAGAAGACCCGCAAAGTGTTTTAGCATTATCACAATACTTAGGATACAGACCTAAAGTGACTTCACCAGCGATAACAACATTAAGTGTATATCAATTAGTACCATCTATTGGAACTGGTATTAATAATAAACCTGATGAAAAGTTTTATTTACGAATAAAGGAAGGTATGTTGAGTAAATCAACAACAGCTGGTATAATTTTCAGAACAACCGATATAGTTGATTTTTCTGATGAAACTGGTAGAGAGATAACAATATACCAAAGAGATGCAAATACAGGAGAACCTCTATTTTATTTAGTTAAAAAATATATACAAGCTTTATCTGGTGAATTGTTACAAAGAGAAGTAACATTTGATGCATATTCTCCTTTTCAAAAAATAGATTTACCTGAAACTAATATAATTCAGATATATGATGTAAGAGATTCTAATGGAAATAAATGGTATGAAGTTCCATATCTTGCACAGGAGATGGTTTATTTGGATTCACCAAATAATGAAACAAATGACCCAGATTTATATCAATTTAAATCAACTGTACCATTTGTATTAAAAACAATTAAAACGTCAAAAAGATTTGTAACGAAAGTAAATCAGGACAATACTACATCTATACAATTTGGAGCAGGTGATTCATCTGCATCGGATGAACAATTAATTCCAAATCTTAAAAATGTTGGATTGGGATTACCTAATTCTATTAGCAGATTAGAAGAATCTTTTGACCCAACCAATTTCTTAAAAACAAAAACATATGGAACTTCTCCATCAAACACAACTATGACTGTAAAGTATATGATTGGTGGTGGCGTGGCTTCAAATATACCTGTTGGTGAGTTAGTTAGAGTTAATACAATTGAATTTGATGAAGATACCGAATCACTTAATGCATCGGAATTAGCAATATACAATACAGTTAAAAATTCAATTGCAATTGATAATGAAGTACCTGCAACCGGTGGTAGAGGTGCTGAAAGTTTGGAAGAAATAAGACAAAATTCATTAGCAAACTTTGGTTCTCAAAATAGAGCAGTAACTGCAAATGATTATCAAGTTAGAGCATTGTCAATGCCACCAAAATTTGGCGCAGTTGCAAAATCATTTGCAATAGCAGATGGTACGTTGGATAATAACTCACCTGCATCTATATTAGCATCACCAAACAACTTACAAGAGTTTACCGATTTGGTTATGAGTTTTGTATCAAAACCAGACGATGAAGAACCAACCCAACAATCAATAAAAGAAGAAATAACTAAATTCCTTATTGGTAAAACTTCAAATGAAAATGAAAAAAATAATCCATTTGCAATAAATTTATATTTGCTGGGATATGATAATAATGGACATTTAACTAATCTTAATAGAGGAGTTAAAGAAAATTTAAAAACCTATATGAATGAATATAGATTATTGACCGATGGTATTAATATGTTAGATGGATTTATTATTAATATTGGAATTGAATTTGAAATAATTGCATTTAGTAGTTATAACAAAAGTGAAGTTCTTACTAAGTGTATAAATGAATTAAAACAATATTTTAGTATAGATAATTGGACGTTCAATCAAACAATTAATTTGAGCGAAGTTGAGTTATTAATAGCTAACGTTGAAGGAGTTTCATCCGTTCCAATGGTAAAGATAACAAATAAGTGTGGTGGTAAATATTCACCAAACTCATATAATATAGAAGCGGCAACTAAAGATAAGATTGTATATCCATCATTAGACCCATCGGTTTTTGAAATTAAATTTCCGGATTCGGATATAAAAGGTAGAGTAAGATAATGGCATACTATTTCCTAACAGCATCAAAAGATGCAACAATTTATTTACAACAACCAAATCAAAATACTGGTTTGGATGAGATATTAGAAATTAGTAAACTTTACTATGGAAATATCAAAGATGTATCACGTACTCTTTTAAAATTTGAAGTTGGATTTTTATCATCATCTTTAGTAGATAATACTATTAAAATGGAAGAAGCTACCTTAATTTTAAAAGAAACTAAAAGTGAGGAAGTTCCATTAGATTTCACTTTATATGCATATCCAATATCACAAAGTTGGCAAATGGGAAAAGGTACACGATTTGATAACGTATCAACTCAAGGGGTAACTTGGAATTATAGAGAAGGTGATACTAAATTAGATTGGTTGCAAAATGGGCTTACACTTGGAACTGATGCCAATCCAAATAATGGTACTGGTGGTACTTGGTATGTAGTTAGTGGTTCGATTCAATCATTTGAATACAAATCTACTGATATATTAATGGATTTAAAACCAATGCTGAAAGCTTGGATGAGTGGTTCTATTCCAAATGATGGATTGATAATTAAATTTAGTGATAGTTTAGAAAACGATACTGAAGATTATGGTGTATTAAAATTATTTAGTAAGGAAACAAATACAATATATCAACCAAAAATTAGAATAGGCTGGGATAATCAAAGTTATGTAACTGGTTCTTTACCTGCATTAACGGTAGGAGATATAAAAATTGGAATCACAAATTTAAAGAAAGAATATAAAGTTGGTACAACGCCAACTATAAGAATTTTTGGTAGAGAATTATATCCACTTAAAACTTTTACAAATAAGTTTGTATATGCTGATGTAAAATATTTACCAGAAACAACCTATTATCAAATAAAAGATTTTGCATCAAATGATATTATAATTCCATTTGGTGATTATTCTAAAATAGATTGCGATGAAAATGGTAACTATGTAAAATTAAATCTTTCTAATTGGGAAGCTGGTAGAGTTTATAAAATAGAATTCAAAGTTGATAATAATGGTGATATACAATATTTTGATAATGAATTAACTTTCAATGTTGTAAAAGATTAAAATGTTAAAAACAGGATTAAAAAACGAGCAAAAAGTTGGACAGATTTTAGTTAGTGGTTCATTGGCAATCACAACTAAAAATTCATTTGGTGTCCATGTATTTAGCGGTTCTGTTATGGATGATGGTATTGTTTCTGGAAAGTTATCAAGACCAAAATATAAAGAATCCGAACTATTAAAATCGATAGATACAACAATTATAGAATTAATTCCAGTGGAAGCACCTGTTCTTCCTGAAATGGTTTTAAAATCAATCTATGATGCGGCATTGGTAGAAATAGCTAATAGGGATGTTATAATAACACAACTGAATAATGATATATTGGATTTGAGAGCTAAAGTTATTGAATTAGAAATAGTCACACAAAGCTTATTGGTTCAAATAGATAGTAAAGATTTAATAGTGGCCACTGCGGAAAATCAAACACAGCAGGCAAACTCAAAGGTAACTGGTACGATAGTGGAACTTCAAAATTCTATACAAAAAGCAACGGCAGAATCTATTCAGAGAGTATCATTATTTGCTAGAAATCAAACTTTAGAAAAGCAGGTAGAACAACTAAGAGAAGAATTATTTGGTAAGTCTGCAAAATTACAGGAAGGATTTAAAGTATCTGATGATTTTGCAGTTAAAGTTATAAACATTTCGGAAAAGCAATATCCTGATATAACATTTAGAGGTAGAGCAAAGGATGATGGTAGGGGTAGATTTATCAATGGACCTGAACTTAGAGTTAGTAACTTTACAAAAAAACCAGTAACATTATCGTTTACACAAGATGGTGCAATCGCAGGTATATTTAAACAAATACCTTCAATTACATTACAACCTGGTGAGAATAAAGGACTTAAACTTGAAACAATAGATGGTAAAGTTGATGGATACAAACCTAGTGCTGGATTTGGATTTACTGGAGATACGGAATATAATGGTAATATTATTATAAAATCAGATGCCGGGTCACTTAATATACCTGTTGCTTTACAAAAACAAAGAGGAGACCAATGGGGTTAATAAAAATATAAAATGGCAGTAAAAAAATTTAAAGATATAATCGATAACAAAGGATACCGAATAAACTCAAAAGATAGAAAAATATTTGAGGAGGGAAACCTGCAATCTTTTTTTGGATTTGGGGATAAAGATGCTATTGAATTTATTGTATATGATATAAATGATAATCAATTACCACAAAAAGATGATAAATTAGTTAGATATGTAACGTTATCTACTGAAAATATAAAAGATTATTTTTTAATAGCCGAAGGTACTTTATTTGAAAAAAATCAATTCCCATCAGAATACTTTATAGATGTGGAAAGATTATTGAAAGAGGCCGGATATGATAATGGTATATTTAAAACACAAATCACTTTATTAAATAAAAGAGTTGGAAGTGAAGAACCACAGGACAAATTGTGGATTTCGGAAATATCACCATCCAGAACTGAAGTTAGACTATTTCCTATAAAAAACTCTGGATATGTAAATACGGAATTGGAAAAAAGGTATAGTATGTTCATTGCAAACCAGCAATTTAGAGATGATATAATTAACTCTGCATTTGTATTTTTGGAAAAAATAACACCAATAACAATATCAGATTTTATCAGAAAAAAATATTCAAATGAATGGTTTGAAAAATTTAGAGCAGAATATAAAATATCAGATTTTGAAACATTAGTATCAAAAATACATAGTAAATTTATAGAATCAGCTGGATATTATTTTACAAATAGAAATTCTCAAATAACGAGCAATTTATATGGTAAGAAATTAACCACAAAACCTAAGCTTGATTTATCTAAAAATGAAATAAAAGAAAGTTGTAAATTATTATTAGTAAATGCAATTGATTTTTACTTACCACAATTAGATGTAAAGAGAGATGTTACTCAAAAAGTTGGTTCAGAGGAAAGTTTGGATGATGTAGGTAAGGTTATGCAAAGATATGAGTTAGATACCCAAATTAATACTTCATCTCCTGAAAAGAAAATTGTTACAATAGAGAAAACGCAAATAGATGAGAAGTTGTTGGAATTCAAAAGACAACTGGAAAAGGAAACCCCAAAAACAGCAGTAGAACCTGTACCAGACCCACCAGTAGAAACACCTGTTGGTGACCCACCATACACCGAACCAGAACCACCTAAATATTTTGGTGGAGGCGGTGCGAGTGGATTTGCTAGTGGTGGTGGCGGAATGAGAGAGGTAAATCCAGCCGATTTTAGAGGACCCGGGTTTGGTGTAGCTGGTACTTCTAGAAATGATAGAGAGGAAGCACAACGATAAGATATTTATATATTAATAGAATAACATAAAGTAAAAAAATGGCAGAAGCAAACGATGTACAAAACCCAAACTCCGAATTCAATAATTATTTGGTAAGCGATTCGGAATCTGTATCTGGCGTATCATTTGGTGGTGGCGCTGGCGCAGGCGGGTCATCTAATGTTAGAGGAGCATCTGAATATGGATTTTCTGGAGTGGCCATTCCTATACAACCTGATGTAATTTCTGTACCAAATAATTTTAATGAACCAGGAGTAATCCCAACACCACTTATACCAATAACATCAGAACCCGGCAGAGCAAACAGTGATTCATTTTACACATTTAGGGTAGCATCTACTGTTACAAATGCATCTATTTTTATAAATAATGAAAACATTTATAAAACTACACCACATACTTTTAGAAAATCGGTAAGTGAGTTGGCATTATTGCAAAATACTATTACCTTACAAAAAGAAGGGTATATATCTACTGAAAAATATGTAATAAGTGTTGTTCAAAATCCTAATTATAATTTTGGAATAAACATAAATCCGTATGATAGTTTGGTAAACTATTCTACTAGAGGATTACTTGATTTATCCAACGCATCTTTAGTTTATTCATCTACTCCTTTATTTACAATAAAAATAGAATATTTTAAAGGTGATACAATTCAAGAATTTAACTATAATATAGATGATAAAATACAAGTATTAGATTTTAGTGATTTTGTAGTTAAAAAAGAAGAACCAATAGTAGAAGAACCAAAAATTGATGAAAATAAAATAACAATAAGCTTAGTTGGAGTTGATAATAGTGTAGATGTAGTTTCAGCAAATCCATTTGGATTAGGTCAAAACATTTCACAAAGAATTTCTACTGGAAATAGTGAAATTAAAATTTCAAAAAGAAGTACATTAATAAGAAGTGCCGATACAACGTTATATAGAATTGTTTCATTGCAATTACTGCAAAATAATGAGATATTACAAAACCTAACAGCAGCTGCAAATGAAAGTTTATCTTTTAATTTCAACCCGCAAGCGGGTGATATTATAAACATAACAACCGAAGCAGTTGTACAACAAGTTTTAGAAAATTTTCCAATCGTTAGGTTAGGTAACCCAGAAACAAAACGATTATATAATTTAAATTCTGAAGCGGCTGTACCAATTGCATTAATAAAAGAAAATAATGTTGTTGGTATAAGAGTTTATGTTAATGAAAAAGAATTTACTTATAATGTACCAACTGAAAACGAATTTGTAATATCAATACCGGCGAATGCATTTTTTGATATGGGTGTGTACAAAGTAATTATTGTTCCATTCAATACAAGAGGTGATGGTGATTTTGTAGAACTAAGTATAAACGCAACAAAAGACGTTTGGGTTGGGATACCTGATATTAGAAATATTAGTTATCCATCTGAATTATTTGGGCCCGATTATGTTGGTACTAATGTTAATTTTAATATATCATATGAATCAGTAAGTACTGATTATGTAAAAATATACAAAGTAGGTAGTGATAAGTTTATAAAAGCATCTGCAAATGGAGTTGTAACATTAAACTTTCAACAACTACTAGATTTAGATGCATCTCAAACATTTGAAGATGTAGATAAAATATCAATTATATTAAAATTAGTACCATACAATGAAAGTGGTAAAGAAATCGTAATTGGTAAGGAAGAATTAATTACTATTAATTTTGATAAAGGTGATTTAACAATACCAAGAGAAGTTGCTATAAGTAGAATTGCTGAAGGGTTTATTAATCAATTTGATGATAGACCATTTCAAATAGATTCATCTAAATATCTTACACATTTATTACATATAGGTAATGGTGATAATAAGGTAATTACAACTTGGACAGGAAGTCAAGGTTCATTAATATTGAAATTATATGAACCAATACCAACAACAATACAACCAAATCAACAAGTTTGGATTTCAAAATTACAAGCAAATCCAATAGTTGAAACAATAACAGTAAGTGGGGTAGATGCATCGTTCTGTCCACCATTAAAAGGACCTAATTTTTCATTAGAGCCTGATAATGGTATTGGTTTTAAAGTTTATGATGAACTTATAGCTAGTGGCTCGTACACATCTACTGATTTAATAAATAAATTCGCTGAGCAAAATTCAATTGATACTGAAAAACTTAATATACAATATGTAAGTGGGTCTTCATATAGTTGGAATAATTTTGTACACTTTGGTTCGGCCGAAGAAAGAGTTAATAATTTTTATTTTAAAATAAAAATATTACAAGACCTAAGATTAAAATATCAAGGTTTAATAGCCGATACATTTATAAACCCATATCAAATATTAGATTCTACATTATTAACAGAATTATCAGAAGAAATAATTACGGAAGATTCTTTGTATAATTTAAACTGGGAAGTTTTTGTACAAAAAGGTTTCTCTCAAGCAGAAGAAGCTGAACGATTAGCAACAAAAATAAATAATTTAATAAGAGGATTTGATGGATTTGAAAAGTGGCTTTACAAAACAGAAGATACACTTGCATTTCCTAAAGAAAATTATTTAGCACCAACTGGTATAACTTATAGGGTTTTAAAAAGTTGGGACAGTATTGATTCGGTTAGTTGGTTTGAATATGCAACTCAATCTGGTGGAAGTTATGATGTGTATAACATAAATTCGATGAAAAATAATATGCCTGAATATTTGGTGGAAGATTACCAAAATTCAGATTTCTTATTATTTTTGGATATGATAGGGCAACACTTTGATATATTATGGTGTTATATAAATGCATTAAAAGCAAATAAAAATTTAGAACATAAGCAAGATATTGGTATAACAAATTCAATGGTATATAATATGCTTGATTCTATGGGATGGAAAGGAAAGCGAGCATTTGATTCACAATTCCTTTGGGAATATGCGTTTGGTACAAATGAAGCTGGAGTACCAAAATATAGTAGAAGTTTAGAGGATGCAAATAACGAAGTTTGGAGAAGAATTCTAAACAACTTACCATATCTATTGAAGCATAAAGGAACTGGTAGAGCTATGAAAGCAATTATGGCTTGTTATGGTGTTCCGCAATCTATGTTGACAATAATGGAATTTGGAGGACCTCAAGACCCAACCAAAGGTGGTACTACTCAATTTACTTTTGATGATAGAACGGCAGCAATTTATTTGAAGGAAAATTCAAATGTAAAAATACCTTGGAAAGAAATATCTGGTTTTGGTGATTACCCTAATGGAGTTGAATTTAGAATACAACCAACATATAAACCAACATCAAAATATACATTAATATCTGGAACAGAATGGACTTTGGATTTGGTAAAAACAACTGGTTCTTTTGCTAAATTAGAATTGAACTTTGGTGGTGACCAATCTACAAGTACATATTTTTCGGAAAGTATAAGTACACCAACATCATATTATATTTCGTATATAGATGATGAACCATACGCTTATGGTCCTGATTTAAAAACAGGAAGTTTAGATTTTCCTGTATCAACGGAAAATTATACAAATGTATTAATCAATAGACATAATAGTCCTGATTCATCTTCTTGGTTTGAGGTTTGGTTAGCAACATCAAATGGAAGTAGAATAACTACGTTTGTTAGTATGTCATTGGCAACGGATGATACACAATGGGAAACTGGTTCTTATTTACAAATTGGTGGTAATGGGTTTGATGGTAATTTGGATGAATTCCGTTTATGGAAAACACCATTACAATTAAGTAAATTCCAAAACCATACTCTATTCCCAGATGCGATTAATGGTAATGATTTTGATTCATCAACAAAAGATTTAGTATTCCGTTTAGATTTCGAATATCCAAAAGATAGAAATTTAGACCCTAATATTAAAAACGTAGCTATTAATGAAAGTTATGGTGAACAATTTGCATCAGCAAGTAATATGTGGGTTAATACAACATATCCATATCAATACGTTCCGTATGATAGAACTGTAACTGCAAATGTACCATCTTTAGGTTTAACATATTCTAATAAGATAAGATTTGAATCGGCATCTCTTGTTACGGATTTATCGTACAAAACAAGAGCAACTAAAAAAGCATTTGACCAAGCTCCAATAGATACAAATCGTTTGGGATTATTTTTATCTCCAACCAAAGAGTTAAATATGGATATATTAAAAGCATTTGGTGATTTTAATATTGATAATTATATCGGAGACCCATCAGATGAATATAGAGATAGTTATAAATCTTTAGCTGATTTAAGAGAATACTACTTTGAAAGACTTGGTAATAGAGATATATACGAATACATACGATTGGTAAAGTATATTGATAAATCTTTATTTGATGTATTATCAGATTTAGCACCTGCTAGAACAAATATATCAAAAGGATTATTAATTGAACCGCATTATTTAGAGAGAAGTAAAACCAAATGGACTAAGCCAGAATCATTAAGAAATGATTATGAAACAAATATAGATACTAGAGATGATACTAATATTGATTTAGAATATGCAGTTAAAAATTCTATTTTAGATTTAAAGGATTTAACTCAAGTTGGTGTAGAATTACCTAATTACGATACTACTTTAGAAGCAAATGATATTATCTTATTAGAAGGTACTAACCCGACATATCAATCTAATATAACATATAATTTGAATGATAATATAAAAACTGAATTTCCAACATATCCGAATACTGGTTCTGCAAATATATTTTGCCCAACTGGAGAAACTTTACTTGGAAGTGTGGATATATTTACATCAACTCAAATTGGAATGGAAAGAGATTCTTTGGCAAATGCTGGATTTGGATTATATGCAAAAAGAGGTAATGGTTTGGTTAGAAATTGGGAAGGTGTATTTGGTAATTCGGAAACAACTGGAAGTAGAAAATCTATATTCTTAGTAAAAGAACAATATACTGAATTTGAACAAATCCAAATATCAGGATACCCTGTTGCTGGATACCAACCTGGTGACCAAGTAAGATATAGAAAACAGCCCGTTATAAAAAACAAATATAGAGTATCTGTATTACCATTTAGTGGTAGTATTGAGCTTGGAAACGATATTGTAGAAGTACAATCAGTAAATGGTTACTTACCATCTCATTATCGTTTTAAAAATAATTTAACTGAAGGTATGCAACGTTCTTACTTCAAAGGGTCTCAACAAACGATAGCAACTACACCTGATGGATTGGAACCGGTAGAAACATTCTCAACTAATCCTAACATTCTTAGAGTGGCTAAGACGGGTAGAGGAAGTGGTGAACCAATACTTGAAGTGGATTAAGATTGAAAATATTAATTGGTTATATTTATTTTAGAAATAAAGCATTAAAAAACAATATCAAATGGCATATTTAGATAATACCGAAATTACCGTAGATGCAATCCTTACAAAAAAAGGTAGACAAAAATTAGCATCCGGTCAATCGTTAAACATTACGAAGTTTTCGTTGGGTGATGATGAAATTGATTACACCTTATACGAACCAGCACATCCAAAAGGTTCTGCATATTATGACTCAGCAATTAGAGCTATTCCTATTACGGAAGCATCTCCTGATGAAACTCAAGTATTGAGATATAAATTAGTAACCTTGCCAAAGGGAACAACTCAAATTCCTGTTGTTAGATTTGGTGTACCATCTATCGCAGTTAATCAAACTGAAGGTGGTGTTGGATTAACACCAACAACTTCACCATCTGGAAATACAAACGCTGGATACACTGTGGTATTAACCGACCAAAGAGCTGGTACTATCACTGTGACTAGAGGAGCTACTAACGTTGGAAGTGTTCCTGTATTCTTAGGTGAAGAAATTACAACGACTGCACAAGTGGTAAGTGGTTTAGAATTTAGATTCACTCCAAATCCAAACTTGACAATTGATATTTCTACAACAATAACAGTATACGGAAATGAAACTGGTGGTTCAGAAACTATCCCTGTAACTGTAACTTATAAAGCATAAAATAGATATATAAAATGGCACTAATTAATGACCCTAATATAACCGCCCAAATTAGAGATTTAGCTAATACGGGAACGATTGATTCAAATCAATTGGTAACGTTGTTAAACTCTGTATTACCGGCAGGTCAACAAATTTCAACTGGTACTGGTGTAACTACTGGTATCTATAAAAGGTTTGGTGATTTTGATAAAGTAAACGCTAAAGTAGAAGTAGTAACCACAGGTTTATGGACTGGTGATTCTGGTTCTTTGGCACAATTCTATACAGCATCATCGCAAACAACAGCAACTAGCGGATACTATTACGCTAATGTGTATGATTACAATCCAATCGCATTTTCCGATTCTGCCGAAGTACAATTCGCTGTAGCATACGGACATGTAAATGGAAGTGGTTCTATGAATTTAGCAACTAATGATTCTGCATTACTTGCAACAAAGGCAACATATGCACAATATCGTTCTATGTTGTTAGACCCAACCGATACTAAGTTTTCTTTTGAGAACTCATCTGGAATTGAAGTAGATGCAAATGGCATTTATATTATCAATGTATCTAGAGGTAGATTTAGAGAAAAAATGGATGCTGGAAACTGGTCACTAACATTGGCAGGTGGTAACGGTACATTTACTTTTATCGATAATAGTGGTAAGAAGTTTGGAGATGATTTGGGATTGAGCGGTAGAGTATTCAAAGTAGTTTCTGGTTCTTTAAATTTAGGAACTGAAAATGAAGCAACAATCAATACAACTACTGATGCAAGTACTGGCGAAGGATATGGTTTATTCTATCCTGATAGAGGTATAATTGTACTTAATGCTAGAGCAATTGGTTCTACTTTAGGTACTATTGCAAATCAAACAATTTACACAAAAGATGGTACTATCATTCAAAGTGGTAGTGTATCACCATCTCACTTACAAACATCAGAACAATTTAACCAATATAGATTACTTCAGGCAATTCAAAGAGGTGGTGATTTTGAAGCACGTAGAACTGAAAACATTTCTACTCAACATTTCTTTGTAAGAGCAACGAATAGAGAATTTAACTATTCTAATAATCCTACTTATATTGATGCAGATGGTTTCTTTGTAGAATCTACATTTGAAACTGACCCTCAAACATATATAACAACAATAGGATTGTATAACGATTCAAACGAATTAATAGCAGTAGCTAAAACATCGCAACCTGTTGTTAAATCTTTTGATAAGGAAGTACTAATTAAAGTTAAATTATCATTCTAATAAATTAAACTAAAATTATAGAAACCCCCGAAAGGGGGTTTTTAGTTTGAGAAATATTTATATAAAAAATAATAGATGATTAAAGAAATTCCAAAATCCGATATAATCACAAGACCAATAAAAGTTTATAAAGAATGGACATTGGATGAAAATGATGTATTTCCGATATTTGCAGAAGACCCAAATAATACCTTAATTGATATAAACGCTGATGAGAAAAGTCATGGGTTTATTAAGAAGGTTGTATATGAATCTATAAAGTCACAATTTTATAGAAATTCATCAACATCCTCATTGATAACAGAAGTAGGATTAAGACAATCATATACATCTACTAATGAAAGAAATTTAAACAATGAAGCAGCAGTAATATCAGTTCCCCAAATATACTATGGTGAAGGTATTAAGGTTGGTAGTGTTAGATTGGAAGATGAGCAGGCTGAAAAAATTTATACAGATGATGGGTATTCAAATTTAATTGACTCTGGGAGTAATGTTGCTGGAAACATATTTTATGATAGAGGACTTGTTATATTAACTAGAGATGTTGTTAGTGGTTCTGTATTATCTCAATATACATTAGACTTTCGTTCCACTAAAACAATATATGAAAACGAAATTTTATTAACTGTATTAGAATCCGAATTTAATGTTTCACAAAACCCAACCGCAGTTGATTATGATGCAGATGGTACTTTTGGAAAGATAAAATTGCATAATATTCAATCTCAAGTAGATTCAACTGTATTTAGTGGATTTGGGGAATACGATTATAGTAGTTCTTTAGATACAACTGGTTCTTATTTAGCACCATATATTACAACTATTGCATTATATGATGATGACCTAAATATGGTGGCTGTTGCAAAATTACCACAACCAATAAAATCAATGCCTGACTATCCATTGAATTTTATTGTTCGTTTTGATACATAATGTTATATTTATACACATAAACAAATACTAAAAAATGGCAAGTATAATTGATATTTATAAAAAAGGAATACCTACAACTGGTAAAGCTAATTTAAAAGGTGGGGATGTTGAGCCTGTTGGGGCAGAAAATACATACAAACCATCTAAAGATTTATCTAAAGATGAAAAAGCGCTTAAAAAAGCAAGAGGTGGGGATTTGAATATAAAAAAGTATTCAGATAGTGTAAACAAATAATATGTCTTGGAAATTTAATGGAAATATTGTTACAGAAGAAAATACACCTGAAGGTGCGGTTGGGTTTGTCTATAAAATGATACATATCCCAACTGGTAAGTTTTATATTGGTAAAAAGCAACTTACTCAAACCCGCAGATTAAAACCTCTTAAGGGAAAGACTCGTAAGAGAGTTGTAAAGAAAGCATCTGATTGGGAGAAATACTATTCATCAAACGAATGGATTAAATCCGAAGTAAAGGCTGGAAATGCTGAACACTTTGAAAGAGAAATCATTCAATTTTGTTTTTCAAAGAAATCCCTATCATATTACGAAATAAAATGGCAGTTTCATTACGATGTACTTGCCAACGAACAAGCAATAAACGAAAACCTTATGGGAAAGTTCTTCCGTAGGGATATAATAAACTAAAGTTATGAACATTCAAGAAATTTGTAAAAAATACGGAATCTCCGATTCTTATTTAAATTCAAAAGATGATGCACACTCAATCGCAGCAGCATCTCTAATAGACCTTAAAAAAATGGTTGAACAAAATCAACCAAGAGAGCAAATTGCTAACAAATTACAATTCTTAGCAGACTTTCTTTCAGATGTAAAGAATTCATCTTACTAATTTGGTTATATCGGGTATTTTTTGTATATTTGTGATAATAATATCCAAATCATGCTATCTGGTAGAAACAAATTACAAATAATCACAATATTAGACTCTACACTTGGTGTGGGTTCATCTCTTAAAGGAAATGAACAGGCACATCATTGTCCATTTTGTAATCACCACAAAAAGAAGCTGCAAGTAAACTTAGATACACAAAGATGGCATTGTTGGGTATGTGATTCTAAGGGTAGAAGTATCTATTCACTACTCCGCAAACTCAATGTGGATGTGAGAGACCTGAATAAGGTTAGGGATGTATATGGTGATGAACCTGAGTATGATTCCAAAGAGGAGTATGTAGCTAAGTTACAATTACCAAAGGAATTCAAACAATTATATTTCAAACCAACTGGTTCGTTCAATCCAATCTATAATCAAGCTATCCACTATTTAAGTAAAAGGGGTATTAAGAAAGCAGATATTGTGAAACATAATATCGGATATTGTGAGGATGGATTATATGGTGGTAGAGTAATCATTCCATCTTATGATGATAATGGCGAACTTAACTACTTTGTGGCACGTTCTTTTTATGAAGATGATAAAATGAAATATAAGAATCCACCAATTAGTAGAGATGTAATTGTATTTGAGAATCAAATCAATTGGAATGAACCTATAACTTTGGTAGAGGGGGTATTTGATTCATTTTCAGTTAAACGAAATGTAATACCACTATTAGGTAAATTTCTACTTAGCAAATTGAAAAACAAAATTATGGAAAAGGGTGTTAAGGATATAACGATTATGTTAGATTCAGATGCCGTTGAAGATTCCACCAAACATACTGAATGGTTTCAAAAGAATGGAATCAAAGTGAGAAACATTATACCAACCGATAAGGATGCTGGTGAAATGGGATTTGAAAAAGTAAACGAACTATTGAAAGGCGCTAAAGAAACCACTTGGGATGACTTGGTACTTTCAAAACTAAATAATATATGAATAGATTAAAAACGATTTATCACATTGCGGATATACACATCCGTAATATCAAAAGACACAAAGAGTTTAGAGAAGTATTCTACTCTATGTTTGATGAGATTAAAAAGAGGGGAACGGATGATGCTATTATTTATTTAGCTGGAGATATTGCACATGCTAAATTGGAAATGAGTCCTGAATTGGTGAGTGAGATTAGCTGGTTATTTACCGAATGTAACAAACTATGTACTACCATTGTAATTGCTGGTAATCACGATTGTAATATGAACAATGCGGATAGAATGGATGTACTTACTCCAATTGTAGATGCATTGAAGTTACCTAATTTACATTATTTAAGAGATACGCAAGTGTACGGAATAGGTGGAGTGGATTTTGCAGTATTCAGTATATTTGACAACAAAGATAATTGGCCAAAAGCAAATACTCTATTTGGTAATAAGAAGATTGCATTGTTTCATGGACCTGTTGATAACTCTACAACCGATGTGGGTTATGTAGTTAGTAGTAGACACTTTACAACTGATATATTTGATGGATATGATTTAGCTCTATTGGGGGATATTCATAAAAGACAAGAAATGATTTCACCAAGCGGATGTAAGGTTGTATATGCTGGTTCATTGGTACAACAAAACTTTGGTGAAACATTAGACAAGCACGGATTCTTAGCTTGGAATTTGGATACAATGACCTACGAAGAAATTGACATTAAAAACGATTACGGATACTACACTTTAGATGTTGATGGAGGTATTGTGCCGGATGTAACGGATATGCCACTTCATCCTCGTTTGAGAGTAAGAATAACTAATACGGATACTGCTGATACAAAGAGAATGATGGCAGATATTACGGCAAAGTATGGTGTGGAAGATTTTACAATCA